CCGTGAGAGAATACTTATGGTGTTGCATCAAGGAGAAATTAGTTTTATAATAATTTCTCAAATTGTCATGACAAAATATTACCCGAAAAAACTTTCGAGACCTTCCATTTCGATTGAATGGTCAAATCCACATTTACCGCATTTGATTTCTAATTTTCTATTCATTGTTGGTAGAGTATTGAAGAATTCTTCCAACTTAGTAAACTGTTCTTGGTTTAATGATTCAATAAACTGTAACAATTCTGCCTTTGGTGTTTCGTGTGCATAATAGTATTGTTCACCATCGTGAATGTATTCAACACTCTCAGCAATAACTTCAAAGATAATATCAACAGCAGATTCTTTTTTGCTTAGTTTCTCAACCAAAGAAAATTCTGGATACTTTAACTTCATGGTAATTCTACCATCTAAGTTGATAATATCTTTTTTGTTTGGGTCGACATCTACTTTAATCTCTAAGAGGTTTAATGTACCTTTCATTTTACCACCACAAACGGCACCATTAACTTCATTGTTACAGACATATTCATTCTCTACAATCTCACCGACTGAACGAGCACGCAACTGTAAGAAGTAGTATTCAACATCAATCACAGGTAATGTATCAATGTTGATACCTTCTGTAACGGTACAGTTGTTTAGTACTTGGCGAACATTTCTCTCAATGGTCTCTTTATCGCCTGCTTCCATAGCCATCATTAGATTCTTCTGTTCTTTAACTAAGAATGGTCTAAAACGAATATGTTTGTTAGAAAGTGGTAAATCAATCTCGTATACCGGCACATCAATTTTTGGCAAAGCCATTTTATATCTCCTATATCAAATCAGAATGAACTAATTATTCCTGTTATTAAATCAGTTTTCAGGTTATTTACTAAACCAGCAACAGAATTATTCTGCCATTGTTTATAAACAAATACAACAGCCAGTTTATGATATGAATCGGTTGACCAATCCATGTCCAACTGGTTTACATCAATTGGAAATGCTTCTTGCAAAACACTAGAATATGTTGGTTGATTTTCTAAATTGTATTGAGTAATTGTAATATCTGTTGTATAATTTGCTTTGTACTCAAAGTTATAAGTTGTGGTTGGATTAATTAATTCCATCCACGAATCAAAGAATAACTTCTCACTCATATCATCAGAAACAATAAAAGTCATTGTTGCTTGTTGATAATTTGAATGATATGGAAAATATTCAACTGGTGCAGAACCTAATTTCTTTTGTGTTGTTTCAAGTGTTCTACCCGGTAAAGCAGTAGATTCGCAACGGAATGTTAAATTACGAGCCGTAGTGATTTGTCCTGCCAAAGCAAGAGGAACAGGAATAGACACATCAAACCTAGATGGTCTAGCAACATCAATCTTAAAACTACTTCTGAAATCGTTTATGGTACCTGCCATTTTAATCCTTAACCGTGTTTAATTTCGTCTACCGATTCTTTCCAAACATCTGCCGGTTTGGCACCTTTAAATAAATGGGTAGGCAAGAATACTGCCACTTCCCACTCTTTTGGCTGAATGGTAAGTATTTTTGACTTAATGTGACCGTGCAAATATCTTTTGATGCATGGCCGAAACTCTTTAAAACGCTTGGACGCCTGCAAAATGTCATAAGTAATCTTGATCCTTCTCGGATCATTATCTGCGTCTAGGATTGCGTAATCCAAGAGTTTGTCTAAAAATGCCACTCGGTATTTTACCGGTAAATAATGTAAGTTTAAGCCAAGAAAGCCATCTGGATATTTCTCTAATGCCAATACCAAAGGAAATCTATCGTAATATGGCAAATCTTCTTTACCTTTTGGATCATAGTAAAAATGATATAATTTGCCTAATTGAAAACGTCTTTCTTTTCTGAAATCTTCACCCGCAATACCACGAGGTATCTGTGAAACGTTCCTTAATTCATTAATCTTTGTCAATAACCATCTATACGATTCTCTCGACATAGATTGGAGTTCAGCAGCAGATTTTTGCTGAGTAATTTGTGTAAGTTTAGATGCCATGATATATTTAGTTGAGGCCTAGGTGATCCTCTGTTATCAATTTAAACTCCCAACCACGGTCAAGGCAGTATTCTTCAGCCGCTTTCCACTTGGCCTGATTCACGCCCCATGTTGTGACTTCATTGATATATTGTTTGGTGATTCTTTTACGTTGTTCTGGTTGCTGAGTTTGTTTTTTAGGTTTGACTTCAAGTAGTAAAGTTTTGAGTTTTCCGTCTCTGGTTCTCGATTTAACAAGAAAATCAGGAAAATAACGATGCATTCTACCATCAACAGGTGATTTATAAGGTATAATCAATTCTTCACTCGCCCATGATAAAATGTCTGGATTATTGTCTAACCAAGACATTACCTTACATTCCCAGCTTGAACGATACACGATATTATTTGGGTCGCCTATGTATTTTTGTGGGTAACGAGGTTTAAATAGTCCGGAATATGCCATAAATAATATATATTCACATAAAAGAGAGTACCATGGGTTTACAAATATTACCTTCTAATATTGGTGGTATCAGCACTAGTTCACTACTCGGTGGTCCATTAACTAGTTTATTTACCAATACAAACCAAGTCCAAAATTTGATATTTCCATCGGATTTGGCGTCTAACCCTTCCATGGGTCATGCAGTACTTATCCAAGCATATGACTATACAACCAGTTTAGGTAGTGCAATAACCAGTTCAGCAAGTGCCGTTTCAAGTTTAACTGACAACTTTAGTCTTGAGAATCTTGGTTCTGTTGCTACTACAATTGGTACTGCTCTTGGATTGGCAACACAAGCAGGAAACTATGCGCCACAGAAAAAAGGTAATCCTTTGGCTAGTGTTTCTATGTTCATGCCTGAAAACCTAACAGTTAATTACAATTCAACATATACAGACATTAGTATTACTGAAGAATTAAGCATTGTTGGTTTTGCCGGTAATTTATATTCTGATTTCACAAAGAAAGAACTTGGTGGTAAAATTACTCCTTATGGTATTGCCGGTGCTGCATATGGCGCAAACGAATTATCATCACGATTAGGTGGTACGGGTCAAATTGGTTCTCTTGCTGCACAAGGCGCAGGTGTGTTTGTCAACCCACAAATGCAGCTATTGTATAAGGGTGTTGGTCTAAGAACATTTCAATTAGAATTCTTGATGACACCAAAAACTTCTGCTGAAGCAAAGACTGTACAAAATATTTGTGATACATTGACATTCTATTCATTACCTGGTATTGCAGGTGCTCAAGGCGGTGGTTCTGGTCAGTTTTTGACACCACCACAAATCTTCTCTGTACAATTTAAATTCTTAGGTCAAAACGGTATTCTAGGAACAATTTCTAATGTTCTTACTTCTGCACTCAACAATTCTGGTCTAGGGTTTTTAACACAAGGCGATACAGGTTCTATTAGTAATGCCAATGCAGCAAAACTATTCACAGTTAATGATTGTGTGTTAGAAGATGTTACCGTTGATTATGCGCCTAATGGTTTTTCTGCATACAAAGATGGTTATCCAGTTCAAACTCGTTTGACATTACAATTCAAAGAGACAACAATGATTACTAAAGAACAATTTAAAGGTAGTCAGGTTGCTGCAAATTACAATACACAACAGCAATTAAATTCTACACAAAGTAGTACTGATTCTCAGATTGCTAATTACCAAGCACAATATGACGCTGGTGATATTCCACAGGATTAATAAAAATGAAATATTTTAATTCTTTACCTTTAATTCCAAATAGAGACTCATTTGGTAATATTCATTTATTGAGAAATTTATTAATTAGAACTGCATTAATTCCTCAGTTATCTAAAAATCCTTTATTGTATTACCAATATCCTACACAAGAAGGTGATACACCAGAAATTATTGCTAATAAGTATTATGGTGATTCTTATCGTTATTGGATTGTTTTGTATGGTAATCCACAGATGTTGGATCCACAATCTAACTGGCCATTGACATCAAATCAATTTTTGACTTACTTACAAGATAAGTATGCAGATGTTGCCGGTGGTGCATCAAATGTGGTTTCTTATACTCAAGCAACGGCATATGAATATCAAAAAGTGGTAACAACCATTGATAGTTCAACACAAACAACTGTTATTAAAACAGTAGCAATCGATGAGACCACATATCTTCAATTGATACCATCGTCAACTGTACAAACATTTCCAAATGGTTCAACAGTAACTTATAATGTATCTAAAAATGCGTTATCAATTTATGATTATGAAAATCAGTTAAATGAATCAAAACGAAACATTAATCTGATTAATAAAAATTATGCAAGTCAAATGGAATCACAATTTAAATCCTTGGTGAAAGTATAATGTCGTTAGATACAAAATATCTTCGTTATCCTACCGATTATAATTTAGTAACTTTAAACTTAATAACATCACTACAAGATGGTATTGTTAATTTAAAGCCGTTCATGCTCGAATTGAATTTGTTTGAAGATATTTACAGTTCTACTATTTCAGGTGAGGTAGTTCTCTCCGATGCTTTAGGACTTATATCAAGTTATTTGTTAAATGGTACAGAATTTATTCAGGTACAATTACAAAAGACTACACAAGATCCAGATGTTCTTTCTCGAAATTATAGAGTATATAAGATTGGCAAGAGAGTAACTTCTGACAGTAATAACTATGAAGTTTATGTTCT